CCTGCCACCAGCCTTTTTCGCCTTTGGAGAATGCAAGGCCGGCGGTGATGGTCTCGGGGATGATGCGGAAGCCCTGCTTGTAGGCGATGTCTTCCCAGAGGGCCGGGGCGGCGTCCGGGGTGTTCTGGGCCGTGTCCCAGAGGTCGGAGGCGGCGCGCTTGATGGTGCCGCCCCAGTTGATGCGCGTGCCGGCTTTGACGAGGCTGCCAGAGCCGGTCAGGCGGGTGAAAAGCTCCGGCGCGAGACTCGCGTCGGCGTCGGTGAGACTGGCTGCGCTTTTGACGATATAGGGGCGCAGCGCTTGCGCCCGCTCGGTGTAGGTGCTCATGTTATTCCGCCTCCCCGAGCAGGATCTTCGCGGCGGTCTCGGCATCCGTCAGCGGCAATGCTGCACCCATTTCCTCATAGCTGCCTTCTGGCTCAGTACCTTTCAGCGTATGGTCTGTGAGATGAAACACCATGTCAGAAAGCACCTGATGTTCAGTTCCTTCTTCATCCGTAATAGTCACAGCCATCTTCGCGCAAAATCCTTCTGCCTGATCTTCCTTGCACGGGACATAACAACCGTTGCCGTGCAGTCGGATGGGCACAATACTGTCCGCATAACCTGCAAATGCGCCGTCTTGTTTTACTGCATACATGGTATCCCTCCAAATTTCTCTTGATAAATTTTCTCTAATCGCTCTGTGCTTGCGGTACGCAGCCGGTTTTTCCAGTACCCGTTTTCCTGCCCCGGCCATTTGTCATCCGCAAAATCTTCACAGCAGCCGTTTTTTTCATACCATCGATACAGACCATTCAGCATTTTCTGCCGCTCAACACCTTCCGGCGTGTTCGGCCTGAAATGTTCCCATCCGTTTTCCGACGTCGCAGCGCATATCCGTCTGCCGTCTGCTGCAAACAAGAACCCTTCAATTTCCGATACCACAGTTCCGTATCGGAGATTAAATTCTCCATCGATGCCATGTCCACGGAACCGCTTGTACACGATATATTCCATGCTTGTGATCCTCATACGCAAAAGCCGGGCGCAACACCGCGAGAATAACTCGCATTAGAGTAGTAGTCTTCGCCGCCATTCTCCACAACCACAAAGGTCGTAGAGTTATTTGCAACCGGTGAGCGAAGCCACCAGAAGATACTACTGCTCGTGTCACTGTAATTGTACTTGATTTTACTATTGCCAGAGGAATAATAATCGTATTGCATTTGCTTGTTCTTTTCGCTTTTATTTGCATAAAGAGCGGTTCCAAAAACTTCGAATTCGGACAAGAGAAAAACATAATCCGTTGTTACCGTTACAGCACTCGCTTCTGCGTCGTACCCTTTGTTATTAGTGTACTTTGCAACAGGTTTTAGGACAGCACGAAGTGTTGTCGGTAGAACACCGATAAACTTTCCGGAAGGGTTTAACAAGCTTGTCCCCAAAATGTTTGTACGCATATAAGAGGAACTCCAACCACCCAAGTTTGTGTTCGAGGCGTTCATGTAGAAGTCGGAATCATCACTATACCCACTCACAAGGCAAATGTCCGTTCCGCCAGTAAGAGTTGTTTTTCCAATTTGGAAATGAATACGGTTTGTGCCCTCTAGCTCTTGATTGTGATTAAATCCAATGATAAATGCGTAGGTCGTATAATTAGATAACGAGAGATGCCCAACTGTTCCGTTTAGCGTTACTTCCTTTCTGTCACCAATGCTCCAATAGTTCTCGCCCTGTCCCGCATCGGAAACGTACTTGATAACGTTCCACTCGTTGTCGTTGAGTGTAGAGCTCACGAAATAGAGTGTCAGCGTGTAGGAGGTCATGGAGGACACGACATTAACGGAGCCACTTGTCGTCTGCCCGTTCTTCGTGGCAACGATTGTATATGTTCCGGTTTCTCTTACGGTAAATACCGCCGTCCCCGTGCTGGTCTTTGTTTGGATTGTTACGCCGTCCTTTTTCAACGCGACGGAGGCGCCAGAATCTACATTGACGGTAATTGTCGCGGAGAAAAATGTCAGCGATACCGCATAGCTATCCGTGATGGATACGGATTTTGTGTCAGATGTTTTCCCGTCCAGCGTCGCGGATACGCTCCATGTGCCGATCTCCGGAACGATAAGCGTGCACGTTCCATTGACCGATGTGCCACTCTCAGACAGGCTTCCTTTTGTCGCGGTAACAGTTGCACCAGATGTCACAGTTACAATGATTTGCAGTTCTGTACCAGTCTGAATGGCCTGAATGGCTGTCACAAATCCGTCCGGGTAGACCAGTGGGTCAGATGTGCCGCCCTTCTCCCGGATAGCTGATGCAACCTTTGTCAGGTCGGTTGTGTTTGTCAAATATTCCGCCATCAGAAGCTCCCTCCATTCGCGTTTGCGATCTCTACAGCCGCCCACGCACCGTTGGCCACCCGCAGAAATTTGCCGTTGTCAGAAGCCGTGACAGACGGCACTTCGCGAACCTTGACAGCTCCGGTCTTGCCGTTGACGGAGGTGACAGGGGCGTTTTTGAGGTAGTCCTTCCCCGCCACGGCCACCACCCACGCCGTCGGCTTGCCGCTTGCGTCGACCGCCTTGACCTTGATAAGGTCGCCGACCTTTGCCCCGGAGGCCAAAAGCACGTCCTGCTTGCCGCTCCATGCGGCTTTGTTTCCGCGCACGTCGCCGATGGCCTCGTCGATCTGCGCGCCGGTATACTGGCTGTTGTACGCCATGCGATCACTCCTTCATGCACAGAAAATCCTCGCCGTCAGCCGTTTTCATGGTCTGCGACTGTCCGGACGGGATAAATCCATAATTGTCATTCCAGCTGCCGTCCGCGCCCTGCGCGAACAGCGAAATTCTGTATTCTCCGTCTCCGGAAAGCAGGAAATCGTCGTATACCTCAAAGGTGCGCTGCGTCCCCGCGGGGGTCTGGGAGAAGGACGCGATGAGCGCGCCCTTCCCCCTGCCCCAGTCCTCGCCGGATTTCGTCGCGCGGCACTCAAAGGCCGTGTAGGCGATATCCGATGAGAATGTGACGGTGATGGAGTCGTACCCGGCCACTGCCGAGATCTTGTTGCCGGTGATGGAGAATGTCAGTTCCGGCGCGGCCATTACGCTGCGCTCCACGTCCCGGCGGCGTTTTTGACGAAGACCTTCACGATCTTCACGCCGTCGCCGGAAGACGCCGATTCGAGGTCTGCGCCCTTGACGGTGACGTTGATAGCGGTGTTCTTCTTGTAGCCGCCTGCCGTGCCGCTGACGTTCGTGGAGCCGCCCGTCGCCGGGATCTGCGTGCCCGCCGTGTGCAGGCTGCTCGTCGCCGGGACGACGCGGACGGTGTATTCCTCGAAGTCCACGTCGCAGACGAAGGAGAATGCCGCTGCGTCGTAGCCCGTAACCTTGGAAATGCGGCTCTTGTCGGGGCCGGTGATGGTCACGGCGGGGATCGAGGTGTTGAGCGTGATGGAGTCGCTGGCCGCAGTCGATTCGTTGCCGACGTCGTCGCGCACCTTTACATAGATCGTCTTCAGGCCGTCGCCGTCCGGGAGCGTAATGGATTTTGTTGCGGCGAACGTCTCCCACGACGCATCTGCTTCCTTTGCCGCCGCCTTTGTGCCCCAGATCTTCATCTGGTAGCCGGTCGTCGCGGCGTCGGTGACTGAGATCTTCGCGGTGACGGTCGCGCTGGTCGCGTACTGCGCGCCGTCGTTCAGGATCAGCGATAGGCCGGCAGGTGCCAGCGTATCAAGTGTCAGATTGAAAAAACTTGCCATCTGGATTTATCCCCTTTCTTCGCTTGTGAGTTCGATGTACAAAAAGCCGCCAGGCCTTTCGTAGATGGTTTCTGTGCCCAAGCGGGCGGATTTGATGCCCATGGAGCCGATGAACAGCTCCAGAATGCGTTTGATTCCAACTGCCAGCATGTTATCCCTCCAACAGATACAGTGTCCGCGCGTCCTTTTTGTCCAGCGCGTCATAGTCCGATTTTGTCAGCACGCGGATCTCATCGATCTGCGCCGATGCAATGCCTCCGCCGCCAGAGCCGCCGCCGGCACGCACGGAAACGTTAAAGGAAACGTCGACCGGATCGCGGTTCTTGAGTTCAAATTCAATGCCGCCCATCACAACACCGCCTTTGATAGCGCGTGCGCAACGTCGATCTGCTTGATCTCCGAGCCAATCACGTCACCGCTCTTGAATTTCACGCGCACCTGCATCTGGCAGAGCTTCGGGAGCCGAAAGGTCTCCTGCTGGGTGAGGGGAAACAGAAACTTTCCGTCCTCGTATCCGATCTCTCCCGGATAGCTCTTTTGCAGATAAAGCAGAGAAATCTCCACCTTTTCAACGCTTGCAATGTCCAGCGGCTGCCCTTTATTCTTGATGGTAACACTAAGGTTATACGAATCTCCCTGTACCAAATGCCGCACCTCCGTTCTATGTGCCGATAATCTTGCATTCTGCCGCCGCGATTCCGCTGAGGCGAATACTCATGCTGGTGATCGTGCCGGTGATCTTCGTGCCCCACGGCGTTGTGGTGCGCACGTAATCGCCGGGAGCCTCTTTGTCCATGACGATGCGGACACTGTGTGTCTGGCGGCGCATATAGTAATCATAAATGTGCTGCGCAATGGTGGCTACGTTTTCGCTGTTTACCAACGTCGCATCGCGCACCTCAATGACGTTCGGCTTGGTCTGCGTGGTGGCGTTCGGATTCGTCTTGGACGTTACCGACGTCGTATGATAGTAGGTCGTTCCGCCAACCTCTACGCTTTCCCCACTGCCTGACGTCGAATAGCTATGTGCCGTCACGCGCACCTCCGTGACCACTGCCGCCGTTTCTACGCTGCCGCCGGTGTATGTCCGCTCAAGTGGAATATCGGCGGGCGAAGACGCTGTGAGCCTCCTGACGCGCACGCCGCGCGACGCGCTTGTATCGATGGTCGCGCGCAGGGCAAAGACGATCTGCTGAAGCGCCTCGCGCTTGGTAGAGTCTGGGATATAGCCAGTTACTGTCTCGTTCTCCAGCGCCGCGTCAAAATCCAGCGTGAAATGCGTGCCGAGGATCGAGCTTATCAGCTCTTTTGCGTTTTTCTCGCTATAGATTGCCGCCGCAAAAGGCTCATCGTCCAGAACGCCGAGCGCATCCTGGCAGGAGACATCATAGAGCCGGGCGCTCGACTGGGACGAGCTCTTGATGTAGAACACGCCGATCAGCTTTGCGCCGTCGTATGCGCTGACGGGCTGCTTCTCTTGGAAGATGAAATCGATATCGTCCGAATTGTCGAGCGTGAAATCCAGCGTGTTAATCTCTACGTCGTCGGAAATCACGCTAACGCCCTCGGTGACGGTGACGCTGCGCAGGTCTTCCCGCTCAAACTCCCGGACGATGCCGAAGAAGATCTGTCTGAGTTTCGCGTACCGGTACGGCAGGCTCGTCTTTTTCAGCTCGATCACAAGCTTGTTGTATCCAGTGACGGGCTTTGCGCAGAAATACTTCTGGCCGTCCGGCGTGAAGTCCTGCGACGCGACGGTTGTCTCTCCGTTGTACCACGTCATGGTCAGGGCGCTGCAATAGTCGCCGGTGCCACCGTCAAAATAGAGGTAAATGCCGGAGCTTGCGAACGTGCCGTCCAGCGTGATGGTCAGCGTCGGGTTTGCGTCGAAGGTGCAGTCTGCTTTGCTCGGCTTGGCAGACCAGAAAGCCGCCCGCTCGGTCGTGAGGATTGGGCGGGAGCCGTCCAGCATCCACTGGTTCAGCTCGTTTGTTGCGACGATCACCGACTCTGTGCCATACGGCAGTTCCGGAAGGTCGGAGAAGGGCTGCGCAGCGGTGCTTGCAACGCTTGCCGCCGCTGCTGCGCCTACCGCTACGTCCTCATAGATCACGCGTACACTCATACCGGCGTCCTCTTGGGCTTCATGGCGACAAAATTGATCGTCAGATTGCCCCAATCATTGCGCCCGTCGTAGCTCCCGGCGAGCTCATCGTCGCCGTTTGCTACATAGGCGTCAAAGGTCATAGTCCCCTGCGCATATGGGACGGTCAGCACGTGGCTGTCGACCGGGGCAGAAATGCTCTCATAAAAATCATCGTATTCCTCCGGGTCTGACGATACAGGATCAATTTCAAGGCTGTAGTTGTAATACGTGCCGATAATATCACGGGTCATCGCGCCGGTCATAACGCGCCCGGCGTTGTCGCCGTCTAGGACGGAGAACGACCGCTTGCAGCTCACGACGTGAAGATTGAAATACGCCTTGCCGTCAAGGCTCAGTGCGCTTCTCATGTCTTCACCCCCGCAAGCTTCACGCCGACGCGCTGCGTCTCTTCGTTGTTCAGCTGATAGATCGTGCGGCCAAGCTCACGCCGGTCAAGCTGGAAGATAACCGTCATTTGTCTGCTTCCCGCTACGCCGGTCTCGTTCATGGCCTGCTTGAACGCCTGCACCATTGTGGCAAGCGGCGTTTCGATGTTCGTCCCGCTCTTCTGGTCTCCCAGCACAGCCATAAACTCCCGGTTCGGCGGGATGACCGCGCCGGAGGCTAGGCGGGGGAGTTGGACATTTCCCCAGCTTACATTCCCAATGTCTACGCCCGGAACCTTGTTCAGCAGCCTAATCGCCCCGTTCACAAGGCCGCCCAAACCGCCAAGCGCGCGATTGATCCCACTCTCGATTTCGGCAATCAGGCCGTTCATGGCGTTTTTCGCAAGATTGGCCCACCATTCGCCTGTGAATACAGGCGCAATGTTCTTCTTCCAGAAATCTTTGATTTTGCCCCAGCAATCTTTTACCTTGCTGACAATAAAATCCCAGTTCGGCGCAATAGCCGCAGCCAGGCTTACGCCGCCCGCTGCGAGAAGTCCAAGCCCGAGCGGAATTCCTGCACCTGTGAACAGGAGAACCGCGCCAAGCGCAAGGAGCGCGCCGCCAACGATTGCAGTAATTTTGCCAAGCGGCCCTTTCATTTTTTCCTGAATCGTATTCCAGTTGACAGCCGCCGTTGCTGCAAGTCCGATTGCGCCCGCAGCCATCAGCCCGATTCCAAGCGGAAGGCTTGCGCCTGTAAATGCAAGGATCGCACCGACCGCAAGCAGCGCCGCACTGACAATCGCGGTGACCTTCCCTATCGGCCCTTGCAGTTTTGTTTTGATCGTATCCCAGTTGATAGTTGCTGTTGCTGCAAGCCCTGCCGCTCCTGCAACCATCAGCCCGATACCGAGCGGCAGATTCGCACCGCTGAATGCGAGAATTGCGCCAAGCGCAAGCAATGCCGCGCCCACGATCGCTACAATATTTCCGACAGGGCCCCGCAGGGCCGCCGTGATCGTGTCCCAGTTAACAGCCGCTACCGCAGCGAGACCGACCGCCCCGGCCGCCATCAGCCCAATGCCGATAGGAATGTTTGCGCCGCTGAACGCTAAGATCGCGCCGACAACAAGCAGCGCCCCGCTTACGATTGCCGTAATGATTCCGATGGGCCCTTGCAGCGCTTCTGTAATTGAGCCCCAGTTTGCCGCCACAGTGGCCGCAAGGCCGACCGCACCGGCGATCATCAGTCCGAGGCCAAGCGGAATGTTTGCGCCAGAAAAGACAAGGATCGCGCCGATTGCAAGCAAGGCAGTACTTACAATCGCCGTGATAAGTCCGACTTGCCCTTGCAGGATTCCAGCGATTTCTCCCCAGTGATTGCTTACCGCGTCCCACACCGCCAGCGCGCCAACTGCCATAAGCGCTATTCCAAGCGGGATGTTCGCGCCGCTGAACGTGAGAATTGCGCCAAGCGCAAGCAATGCCGCGCCCACAAACAATTCTGTAATTGATGTCAGCTGATCCTTTATCATGGCGCTGAAATCGGGTGCTATTGTATCGGATCCGATTCCGCCACCCGCTCCTGCGCCGCCGCTGCTTCCGGAATCATTCGAAAGCTGGTTGATTTCGTCAAACGACGCCATGCTTTTCCCTGCTTTTTTTGCTGCGTCTCCCACATCGGAGATTGCTTCCGCCTCGTCTCCATATGCCGCAGCGGCTTCCGCCGCAGATTTCGGGAAAGACGTTCCGAACAGCTTAGAAACCAGTGTTGCAAGCGCGTTTACAATTCGAGTCAGCACGTTCACAAGAAGGATAAAAGCAGGAATAACCACCTTCATGATTGGCTGCGCAAGCGTGAGCAGAGCGCCCTTCAGCCTGGCAACTGCCGCGCGCGCTTCGTCGCTTTTCTTGATCGTCTCGCTAAGCCAGCTGCGCAGCTGGGAAAGGCCGCGGGACAGGACGGTAAAGATCAGCGCGCTCCTTAGTACCCCGCTTAATCTTCTTCCGAATTTGTTCATGCTCTTTTCGACGCTCGCCGATACCTCCGCCATTTTAGCCGAGGCTCCGCTGGCGTTCGTGATCTGCTGCACCAGCTCACCGGCTTTGGTCTTTGCAGCGTCAAGCGCATCGGTCTGGGTTATCACCTTGTCGGTGATCTTTGCATATTGACTCCCGAGCTTTTCCGCCGTTTTGTTTTGCTGCACCAGCAGCTGTTCCTGCTCTTTGATCTGCGCAGCAACCTCCGCCTGTCGAGAATAAGCGTCTATGTACTCAGCTGGATTAGCCGAAGTGTTTCCGGACGTGATGCCCTTTAGGCGGTCAGCCTCCGAGCGGAGCGATTTCAGCGCGTCTTCCGTCTGCTTTGCGGACTGAAGCGCAGCGTCCAGCTCCTTTTTAAGCCCGTTCTGCGTTCCGGTATCCTCGTTTAGCTTGGCTTCCATCTTGTCGATTTTCGCAGACAGCGTATCAAGCTCCTTCTGTGCCTTTTTCGCGTCCGCGTCGACGGCGATCACAATTTTCCCATCTGCCATATTTTCACCACCTTTTCGGTTGATTTTTGTTATTATTTGTGTTATCTTCCAAGTAAGGAGGGAAGAAATATGAGTGATTGCATTATCCAAATCAGCCGGGACAATTCTTTTTACGGTTCTGGCCTGACCGTCGGCGTTGCATTGGATGGCTGTGATGTCGGCACGCTGAAAAATGGTGAAGAACTTCGAGCCGTGGCCGCTCCGGGCCAGCACGAACTTTCTTTTTACCGGTATCGCCGTCTGGATAAAACCATATCCTTTACCATTGCCGAAGGGCAACAGAATGCGTTTTTTGCCATCAAGATTAACGCCTCGAACCGCGTTGACGTTGTTGGCGGGCTAAAAACCAAAAAGCAGGCGAAACGCCCCAGCGGCTGCCTGACGGCTTTAATCGTATTCCTCTGTCTTTTCGTCTTTATTGGCGCGGCCTTTGCTTCCTGCGGATCGTCCTCCAAGCCGGAAAAGGTCGGAACCTCAGTTTCTTCTTCGCAGCAGCCGCCGCAGCAATCCGATTCCGGGCCTGAAACATTTGGCGTTGGGGATCAGGTCGTTCTAGACGGCGTGGCGGTCACGTTGCTCAGTGTTACCGAGAATTCCGGCCAAAATTACGTCTCGCCGGATGATGGAAAGGTCTTTGTTCTGTGCGAATTCGAGATCGAAAACAATTCATCCCGCGATATTGCGTCCAGCACCATGCTTTCATTCGAAAGCTACATTGATGGCTATACAACCAGCCTCAGCCTCACCGCCATGATGAGTTCCGACGAGCCGCAGCTTGACGGCACGATTGCCGCCGGGAAGAAAATGAAAGGTGTCGTCGGATATGAAGCGCCGCAGGATTGGAGTGAGATCGAGATTCGATTCTCTCCAAGCTTCTGGGGTAGCGAAATCGTTTTCGAGTATAAAAAATAAGTTTTTCCTGCTGCCGCCCCTTAACCGGGGCGGCTGTTTTTTGTCCCGACTCCCCATACGGCAAGCAGGTCGGCTTCGGCCTCCGAGTATGTTGTCTTCAGATCGACGATATCCCGGTTGCGCCGGTAGAAATCCCTCTCCTGTTTGTCGAGGCTCTTCCCTCTGGCCTTTTTATCGCGGATAGAAACCACCTGTGCATACAGGCAATCTCCGATTTCTTGATAGTACGATAGAAACGAATACCAATGCAGGTATTCCAGCGCCCTGACCTCGCAGCCCGCGATTCGGTTGATAGGCGCAATATAGAGATCAAAGTCCTGCGCCCATGACATGATCTCTGGCTGCTTTCTCTTCTCTCGATTCTCCTGCCCGTGGTCGATGAAGCGGAAGCACTGGTTCAGGGCTTCCTGATAGTCGCTGACGGGCATTTCTTCGAAGTCGGGATAGAAGATGGTCAGCGCCGCTTCCGCCTTGTCCTGCTCGTCCAGCCCTCTGTCTGTCAGGGCCACGAGGATATCAAGAACCGCGCGGTAATCGGATTGGATCGGATACGTTGTGCCGTTCACGTCGACCGTGGTCGGCAGCGCCCAGATCACTTTTTCCATTTTGCTGTGTATTTCGCAATCCTCGGGTTGGTTTTTCGCTGTTCTTCCGCGAAGCTCGTGTCGATCTGGTCGATTACGGCCAGCATGAGGTTACACCATACTGGCAGGCCGTCTGCCAGCGCGTAGACGTTCATGGTGCCGAAAAGCGCCGTGCATACGGGCTTTGCAAACAGGTTGTCGATCATGTCCCGCATTTCCGCGTCGCGGCGGCGGGCAATGGCGAAAACCTCCTTCTTGTCCGCGCAGTGGTCGACTTCGGCCTTATACGCCTCCTGCTTCCTGTCCAGCTCGTCAAAGGTGTTGAAGATCTGTTCGACAAATGCGCTGTCGGTCGGGTTGAAGGAGACTTCCGCCGCGTCGTTCAGCTTGAACGATACGATACCGGTTTCAAATTTGATTTCAGGCATTGCGATTCCTCCTTACGCTGCGTCTGGCGTGAAGGTAATAGCCCCGTTGGCGCCAACCGCCGCCGTGCCGGTCGTGCGTTTGCCGCCGAGCGTCACGTCGATGGGCATACCTACCGAGCCGCCGCCCTCGCCGCCGAGGCTGGACGGCTTGACCATAGACGCGTCGTAGCGCTCCGCGAAGACTGCCGTCTTGGCCGTTCCTGCATAATGATGGACGATCAGCACGTCCTGATTCGCCAGCGCAGCTGCGTTCTGCTGCTTGACCGCCAGATCCCAGATCTTCTTCAACGCCGCATCGCCCGCGTCAAGGTCGCACGGGTCAAAGCTCTGCGTGATAATCGGTTTCTTCATGGTGGTTCTGGTCGTTCCAAGGATATCCTTGCTGGAATCCTCCTGCCAGTCATACTCCATGCTGGAGTCTGTGACGCGAGTGCCGAACGGCGCCCAGGCGGGCGTTGAGGACTCGCCGGTGTTCAGATATGCAATCAGCAGCTCCCGGTCGATGGTCTGACCGGCCGTGGTATTAAAAGTAACTTCTGCCATAGTTAAATCACCTCATATGTCAGTTTCATTAGAATTTGATGATCCTCTGTGCCGTCCTCATACCGGGCGAACAGGGCCGAGCGGCTGACAGCTTCCATGCGCCGGACGCGCATCCCGTCGCCCAAATCCGGCGGGTTCTGCATGGCCCAATCCCCGAAGCGGTTCAGCATGGCGTCGCATTTCAGGCGCTTGTCGTTGCTGTTTCCGGGCTTGATGCGGGCGATGATCTTGAATTGATATTCCGCCTCATGCCCGCCGAGGATGAATTTTCGTGTGATGTACGCGCCCTGAATGGCGGACAGGGCCATGCTTGCCGAGTCGGCGGCGAGGAATTCGTAGTTGATCGTTGCGGTCGGCATATCGTCGTCTGAGAAGGAATTTGCCCAGATCATCATCTTTCGGGAGATATCCTGTTCTTCCTCCGCAGATACCAGCCTTTTTTGCTTTTCAGAGTCCATTCTTCACCGCCTTATCCGCTACACGGATCCATTTGTCGAGGTTCTCGGCCTTTGAAGCCTCAAACCAATGCGATTGCGCCTGATTGTGTCCTGACGTGTTGAACACAAGATTTTTGTCGGTCAGTACCTTTGTCCCGCCTTTCGGCGCGTAGGTGCTTCCGGTCTCCGGGTCTACCATGACTTTCCCGTAGTACAGGAACCTTGCGTATGGGCCGGGATAGATAATCGCATTCCCTTCCACCTGTGTTCTGCGGTCGAGGGAACCGGTCAAGAATGGCACATACGGGGCTGTGTCCTTTCTTGCCTGAAGTGCGACAATATGCTCCGCTTTGGTACACGCCTGCGCGATTGTCTCATGCAATTCATCAAAGCCGTCTGCCTTTACGCTGAATTTCAGCATATTAGGCCCCTCCGACTTCGAAGTGTCTCATGTCCTGGCTTCCGAAGTCCTTCATATCGACCTTTGTGACCTTGTAAACGTCGTCATAGAGCATTTCAAGCGCCTGCTCGGTCTTGTCCGGCTCCACGACTTCACCCTTAATAAAAAATGTCGTTCCGCCGTTGCCGTCCGTGGAGAGCGTCCAGATTCCGCTTTTATCGGCTGCCCGCCAGAATTCCTGCGGGCCGACGTAGCGCTTCTCTGTGCCTGTCACGCCGTCTACGGCAGGCGTAGAGAACGGGATGTAAAGATTCACCGCATCCGCGCCCTCAAGCCCGCTCTGGCGGACGTTGGCCGCCTTGGAGGCTTCCAGCAGAACGCCGCGCAGGACGGTGATGTAGGTTTTCTCCACGTCCTTGAATGTCGCCGGGTCTGTCTCCTGTGAGACGTTGTAGATGGTTACGGTGTGGGGGAACATGGACACGGCCCATACCCCCTTGCTTTGAGTAATCCAGTCGGCCCGAGGTACGCCAGCACGATCTCACGGCGGCGCGTCTCTGTCCGCTGCATATCTGCCTGCGACAGATTGCGTGAGCCAAAGCTGCGCGACCAGCCGCCTACCGTCTCACTCGATACCGGCCTGTCGGTCGTGTAGACGAGGCTGTCCAGCTTCCCGGCGTCCTGCTCCAGCTCGGCCAGCGCGCAGACGCAGTTCTGGACTGCTTCGAGCTTATCCCCGGCGGCGGAGCGCGCGCGGCTCATGGTGATGTAATCGACATAAGCCGACGCCTTGCGGGCGAGGCCGCAGAATTGCTCTTCGTCCAGCGCCGTCCCACGGTACACGGTCGCGTAAAACTCATAATCGGCGTAGATCATGCTGCGCCCTCCTTCCGGTCAGCCTCCGCGCCCGTCATGCAGGCGCGGAGGCTCGATTTTACTTGCTGACGTCCGCGCCAATAAACAGGCCGTAAGGATCGGGCACGACCGGAATAAACAGGCCGCTTGCCTTTGTCCAGGTGGTCTTCGGGTCAGGCGTTTCCCACTGGGTGATCGTGATATACTGCTGTGCACTCTTGTCGGTGTACGGGCCATAGCCCTTTTCTTCCGGCGTCACGCCCCACAGGCCAACGCCGAAGGAATTGGCCGTGCCGTTGGACAGGAACGCAACCTTGTCCTCCGGGAAAAATCGATGCGTCTTTTCCGCGCCGTTTGCGGCCTGCGCCTTATAGCGCTGGTCGTTGGTCGTGATCTGGCCGAAGCCGAACAGCTCGGTAAAGAGGCTGCGCAGCTTCTCGGTGGTGACGTATGTACCAGCGCCGACCGTACCGTATACGAGGGTCTGAATGCCCTTGTTGGACGCGAGTTTGCGCAGGATCTTCGTACCGACGACCATTTCGCTCAGGGCGTGGCCGGAGGCCGCCGCCTGATCCGCGATGGCCTGAAGCTGGCCGACGATATCAGCATCTGCGCCGAAGTCGATCTTGAAGCCGGTGTTTGCGGACGGAACGCCGTAATCGACGGTCATGTTGAGATTGTTTTCCTTGATGGTCATCTTGCCGGTCGCGATGACTTCCATCTTTGCAACTTCGGTTCTGACCTTGACTGCATCGGCCATCAGGCGCATATCGTCAAAGACATAGCTCACGATCGCGCTGTCGGCATATACGCCGTTTTCGTTGAGCAGCTGCACCCGCTCGGACTGGTTGATCTTGCGCTTGATAAACAGTTTTTCGACCTCAGTCTTTTCGAGTGCCGGCCGCGTGGCGATCTCAGCCTCGGTGTCAAAGGCGTGGACGGTCGCCATCGTGGGGATCTGTGCGCCGTTTGCGAGGCGCAGGTACTCGGCCTTGAGGCTTTCGGTTTTCTGATCCGGGAACAGCCGGTCGCCGAGGTACGCCGGGCGTGCGACGGAAATGTTCTGCGAGAAATCCAGACGGTCAGCGTCGGAAATCAGTTCAAGAATGTCAGGCATGGTGTTTTTCCTCCTTCTTTAGGCCGTAGTCCACACGGGGTACAGGGTCACATTGCCGGTCATTTCGACCTTGGAAACAGCTTCGCCGCCCTTAGACGTGCTCCAGCCGGTCTGGGTGTTGCCGCTCTTGGTCAGCGGGTATTCGGTCGAGACGTCGGCATAGGAGCCCTCTGTGTAGACGTTCTCGTCGACGGGCGGCGTGCCGCTGCCGTCGTTTTTGTCGTAGGTCACGGTATAGCCGCGCGTGATCTCCGGCGCGTCAACAAACGTGAATCCCTTGCCGGACAGCGCGGTCTTTGCTGCGGAGGCCAGCGACAGGCGGTCTGCCAGCACACGGCCCGCGACCATCACGGAGCCGGGCATATTGCCGTCCGTCACGTCGATGTCCTCAAATACGAGGCCGACGGCGTTCGAATTGTCGGACGGGAACGGCGTACCGGCCTTTACGATCTTGTACTTGCCGTCCTGCACGCCCATCGACGCGGGGATTTCACGGGTTTTCAGGACGAGGCCGACTTCGCTTTCGAGGAAATTCGGCCTGACTTCTGCTTTTGTGTTTACAACGATAGACATTTTTCAAATCACTCCTTGTTTGGTGTCTGCGCAAACTGCGCGTTGAACTGCTGCGCGTACATTGCGCCCTTGCTCTTTGCCGCCGGTGCGCCGCCCTGGCCGACGGGCTTGACAAATGTGGGCGCAGGCTTGCCGGACTGGAACGCGGTCGGGTCTGCTTCGAGCTGGGCCTTGTGCCACTCGTCGAAGCCGGTCAGCTCGCCGTCTTTCAGTTCAAGGTGTTTCTCCTTGAGGTCTGCAAGGTAAGCTTTCTCGGCGGCTTTGGAAGAGAACTTGACGCCATTGGCCGTAATCGCGCGGTTCATGGCGTCGGCGTAGTCCCGGCTTGCCAGCTGCGCCTTGTAATCTTCGGTTTCCTTGGTGTACCGGCCCTGAAGGTCTTCGAGCTGCTTGCGGAAATTCTCAGCGTCTCCGCTGGACTTCCGCAGGTCTTCGATATCCTTGTCGCGGTCGGTCAGCTGCTTCCGGGCGGCATTCAGGTCTTCTCTGGCCTGATCCGCTTTCTGCTTCTCCCGTCCAATGTCCCGGCTGTTCTCGTCAAGGATCTTGTCGACGGTATCCTTATCAAGCCCCAGCCCTTCCAAAAAATCTCGCTTCATAGGTTCTCCTTCACAGCTTCGCTTTGTTCTCGCGGGTCGCGTCCGCTGCTGCCCCGTAGTTTAGCGACTTCGGGCCGGTCAAGATTTGATAAAACAAAAAGAGCCAACTACTAAGAAAACCTCAGTAGTTGGCTCATCGTGCCATTCCGCGCGCTCGATTGCGCTGCGGTATCTGTATTATTTTTTCAGCTCTTCCGCCTTGATGATCTGCGCCTTGACTGTCCCATCCTTCATGCGTTTCAGTTGGACGCGGAATCCGGCGGCAAGCGCCCGCTCGATGGCGGCTTTCAGTTTTTCGTCGATCATACGGCGTTCCTCACGGGATCAGGTCTACAATGCCCTTCGCGGCATTATAGATCCGCTTCATGATCGCGTTCTCCTGCAAGTATTCAAGTCCCTGCAGCGTGATCTGAATCCGGCGCTCATTCCTCAGGTGCATTTCGCCCGTGACGTCGGTATAAAGCTCCGCGCCCTTGATAAGCCCCGCGTCCTGAAGCATTTCCAGATACCTGTAGAGACGTTCTCCGGACACCTGCATGGAGTCCAGGCCGAAGCTCTCCACGCTGAACGCCGGAAGATCCATCGCGCGTTCCAGCGCAGACAGCATTTTATAAATCGCTTTGAAGTTGTCCATTTGAATTTCCCCCCTTGCATTTTTTGTGAGAGTGTGGTATAGAATAGATAAGAGCCGGTCGCTGTCCACGACCCCTTCCCAGAAGGGCGAGATGGTGTGTCGGCTTCTTTTTTTATTTTCTTTTTACGATTCTCTGCACTTTTCCATTTCGGATTTCAATGATCTCATCAACCCACTCAGTATCCTTTCTGGCAAATATTTTTTCAATTTGCGCATCTATTGTTTTTTCGTCAAGCGTGGTCTTGGTGACATCCAGAATAAACCGCTGCCCCTGCTTGGCTGCCTTTTTCACACGATTGAAAATCGTATTTCCCCCGGCTTTTTCTCCGAGCGTTTTCAGGTCATACGCTTCCCCTCGGAAAATATAGTCCGGTGTGGACACCCCCTGCGGATTATTGACACGCGGAACTAGCCCAATTTCGCCGCCGAATTCCTTTTCAAGGAGTCCGGCAATTTCTTTTTCGTGCTCTGTGTGGTCAAGCACGACATTATGCCCGTCGACCTTGTATGTAACGCCGTTTGCAGTATACTCCTGCAAGTCCTGTACAGTGTGGCTGTTCGGAGTGGCCTCCGCGCGCCACTTTTCCGTTACGTCGGTGTATCTCGGCTGAAAGCCGGCGCTTTCTGCTGGTTCTGTGTTGGTCGGAGGTTCCACCCGCTCAACCGTTTTCGCTTTGCTGGCCGCAGCCTCGGATTTTGCGTCTGTATACAGAACCCTTGTCCGCTCCGGCTGCTCTGGCAGTCCTGCTGCCTTGCTGAAATCATGGTATTTCGTGTTCAGGCGGCGCAGCTTGGCTGCTGCGGCGGTCTCCTTGTCCTTTTGTCCGGATGCTTTATAGGCGTTTTTCAAACGCTTCTGTTTGCGAATCGACCGTTCGAGCCGTCTTTGCATTTGGGTCGCTTCGTATGCGGTATATTTCTTCCCGTCAAACTCGCAGCCGAGGCCGTCGTCGATGTGCTCCAGCTGCTCTTCGGAATAGGTAAGCTCCATAATGCCGGGTAGAAATGCGTGTTTGTAGTGGCGGCAATTTGCTCCGGTCAGGCCGTCTACATAGCCGTAGCCGGTCGTCTCCACGAGATCCTTGTACTGCCCAAGCGGGTCAGGCTCTCCGTTTTCGCTTTTATAATAAATTTTCCCTTGCCAATCCTTGTGGCTCGACCACGGGGACGGGCCGGGCTTGTCTCGTGCGCCGGAGTGGGCTGTGATCTCAAAATACCTGGTATCCAGATATTCCGCCGACTGGTCGGAATACTTGTCGCAGATTTGCGCCACGCCCGTCATAACGGCCCGGCGGGCGGCCACGTCGATTTGATCTGTGTGACCGCTCTCATAGTCTACGACTTTGATTCCGCTCTCTGCCAGCTGCTTGACGGCGTTGGCAATCGCCTGATTATAGCTGATCGCCCCGCTCTGAATTTGCAGCGTTGACGAATTTAAGGCCCACTGATATGCTTGCGCAGGCGGAAGCATTCTCTGGCCATTGTCCACTAAAAACCCCAAAGATTGCGTCAGATTTCGGAATTCTCCGAGCGTCTGCCTGCGGATCGCGTCGATATCGGAGGCGTCTACCAGCCGGTCAGGCTTCGTCACATCGGCCAGCGTAATAAGGTCGTTGTAATATCGCCGGTTGCGCTCCACAACATCGTCGAGCAGCTTGTTCAGTTTTTCTTCGCTGACGTCCGCTGTCTTCTGGATGGCCCTTTTGATCTTCTTGAGATCAATGCCGTGCGACCGCAGCGCCTTGATGTCCTGAACCGTGACCTCGTTCAGCTCGTCCCGCAGCTTCAGGCGGGAGCATATCTCCATCAGCAGCGTGTCCTCAAGTCCACGGTACAGCTCTGCCAGTTCTTCCGGCAGCGCATCAAGAACTTCCGGCCGAAACGGATATTTCATTTGCTTTCCTCCGTTTCACAATCTCGTCGTAATGCGGCTTTACGCGGATCACATTCCAATCGCATTCCTCCGGCACTTTCCCGTAGAATATCACCCATTCCGGCGAGAGACGCTTCATCATTTCTTCGTAGCCGCGCAGAAACAGCCGCTTGCTTTCCTTGTTCTGCTGTGTGCCTACCGAACTAACCGCCACTATTCCGCCGACAGGCTCACCATCAAAGCACCAATCGTAACTATCCTCGTCACTCCATGAAATAGATGGGTATACCGTCATGCCGTGCAGCTGCCAGTATGCCGCCAACCAATGCTTGCGGTAATGGTTGTATATCTGCATCGCCAGCGGCATATCTGTGTAGGTAGAAAAGTCCGGTGCGCACACCGCCGCAAACCGCGACAGTTGCGGAATGTACTTGTCAGGCGTGTTCCAATACCGGATGAATTGATAATCGTCCACGAAGAAATGCACGATCTTGCTTTTCGTTTCTTTCGCGGTGTAATGGTAATTCACGGGGATAAACTCGCCGTGCGGGTACGCCTTGACCGGCTCAATCTGCGGAATATTGTACTTCCCAACGCCGGGGAATGTGAACTTGTCGAGATTTTCAAAGTTAATCATATAGCCCCCAGCAAACAAAAAATGCCGCAAGATACATTCCTGTACCTTACGGCATAGCAAGCGCCCGGAATCAAACCGGAACCCCCTCAAACAAAGTGTGCTGCCATTACACCACTACTTGCTACGCCGATTGTACCATATTTTTTTGACCCGCTCAACCATTTTCTTTTCGGTTGGCGTTAGATTCGCGTATCCTTTTGCACCGTCGTTTTCATTGTGTATATATCCGTGGTGGGTATGTGGGGAAACTTTATCATGCGGCCTGTCAAGATCTATCTGTTTTATGCGCTTGTTCTTAGTGTCGTAGTATGTAATTGCTTTGATGTTGTCGCTTTTGTTGAGCGTTACGTACACGCGACCACTTATCATTGTCTCCATCGGCGTTTTCTGCGCACCGTCAACCGCCTTGACAAACTTGATATTACTCTCTTTGATAATCGTCTTGAACTCACTACCGTAAGGCTTGCCCTTTGCGCTCATGCCGCTACTTGCGCCGCGTCCGCCCATTAAACAGGTCTCCATGTACCGCTGCGCTTGTTAGCCCTGCGGTATTTCTTGCCGTTTACCGTAACTTCCAACGCGCCGGACTTTTGCGCTGTTACAAAGGCATTGGAAAACGCCTTGTTTTCTGCTGCTTTGCGGTTTTTACTGGACTGGTCACGCAATTTCCGCATGTAGCTATCCATTTCACCGCGCGCTCTTGCAGCTCTGTCTGCGGCGCTTCCTGTTTTCTGCGCCGTTGTCAGGCGTGCAGGCCCACTTGCATAAGGATTGACTGCTCCTGCCGCCGTTTTGAGCGCCGTTGTTGCGAGAGTTGCCATCTGCTTTACGGCGTCTTTCTTTTCAGCGTCCGACAGCGCAAGCCCATTGATTTCAGCAGCGTTGCGCTCAAATGTGCGCCTGATAATATCGCCCATATCAGTGACAGACGCAGCGTTTGCTCGGTTAATATCCTGCTGTGACAAAAACCGCGCAAGGCTCATACCGCGCCCACGCCCAAATTCTCCGGCTCCAATGCCGCCACCAGCTCCGCCTCTGCCGCCCATTACTCTACCTCCTGTTGTCCTTCGGTCGTCATGTCCTGCATCTTTGGCAGCGCCGCCTTTGCGGTCGCCTCGTCCTCGCCGTACCATTTTGCGCGGTATTCCCAGTGGTTCAGAATTCCATCAGCGAGGTCAAGCCGGTCGTTTGCCCGCTCTTGTTCCTTCTTCTCAGCGTCGTCAAGGATGGAATCGCCCCAGCTGTAATCAGTGCTGTACGTCCCGGCAGGCGCAAGGTTGTAGAGCGTCGCGTATGTATCGAGCGCGTAGAGCAGACTGTCAAACGTATGTTCAAGCGCCGTTTGAATGCTGTCGATCAGCACATATTTGCGCTGCTTACTGTTGCGGATCTCCGTCGCCGTCTTCTCGATGGTCTGCGGATCGGAAATATCTCCATAAGCCAATCCGACGTTGAACTCGATACGGCGAAGCGTATTCTGGAAACCTCGGTAGATTGCTTCGTCGCGGATCTGCGGCTCGATGTACTGAAAGAATTCGCCGCTAGGGGAGAACGGTCCTAGTTCAAACATACGCTTGTTGAACATATCCGCAGTCGAGCTCGTGCCATCCATCAGGACTTTGCGCTCGCTGGAGCGATATTCCCAGCGCAGGCGCTCCCACTGCTCATCGGCCTGCTTGATCAGCTGCACAGTAGCCGCGTCTCCGTAGACGGACATTCCGCAGGGGCTGTTTGCGTCCGTTGTGTTGGCCGCAGGCGGGCGGAAGTACGCGAAGAGCGGCCCGCTCATATTCTGGATCGTGATTTCCGGCTGAATGTCCGCCCATTCCGGGACGGCATTCAGGGGTGCTTCCGCGCCGACCGTGCCGGAGGCGTCGCTGTAATATGCTTTATTGCGGATCGTATAGGTCGTGCCGTCCAGCTCGTGCGATTCGAGGCGGATATAATACTTCCCGCCCACTTTCGCGGGCTTGTCCCGGAAGACGCCTCCGATGCAGCGCCCGGCAGGATCAAATTTCGTCGGCTGGAATGCTGCCGCGCCGGTCACGTCGACCAGCAGCTGCTCGCCGTAGATATACGGCTTAAATGCCACACCGCCGAGCGCAAGTCCCAGCTCTAAGGCGCTGTGGAAATTTTCTTCCGCCCGCTCAAAGCACTCTTTCAGATAATCCGCCCGGGCGCTGCCGGTGATGTTGGCCGTCAGCTCGGCCAGCGTCGGTCGTGCAATCTCCCGGCAGATCGCTGCCGGAATCCCGACAGCAATGACATCGCACGTCTGCCAGGGTGGATTTTCAATAAACATCGCGTACCAGAGGCTTATATTCTGCTCCATCTTCGGGCTGACTGCCGGAGATACGCCGAATTCCCGCTCGGCCACTGCCTGCGGGAAAAGCATATTCCGGAACCACCCTCGAATGTTTGTCAAAAGGCTCATTTCTTGATTTCTCTCCTCAAAACGGTCATGCAAAAATATCGGATACTATCGCACACGTGGTCGTTTTCTTTTATCACGCGGTCTTCGCCTGCGTCTTTGTCCCAGCTATAAAGGCCAAATTCCCGAAACGCGTTTTTGCAACTCTCATGGAATTTGATTATGCCACTTTTGATGCAGGCCCCCGTGAAGCGAATGCCGTCCAGCACGGCGTTGTTTGCTTTCCATACAGAAAACTTTCCGTGCCGCCGGATGCACTCGGCAAAGGACGCTGCCGATGGGTCGAGCACGACACGCTCAATGCGGTATCCGTCCGCGAATGCCTCTAAATCCTGATAATATTCTTCGTCGGTCTTCTGTCGCCCGCTCTCGCGTCCGCTGTGGTAATATTCCTTCTCCATGACGGCCTTGCCGCCATATTCTCGCCACAATGCAAAGACGGTAGGGTTCTGTGTGCCGTAGTCCGATGAGATCCAGTACCGCCCCGGCCCGCCCCGCTCGCTTGTGACGTTGCGTTCGCGGTCGAACATCGGGTAAACCAGACCCTCGGCGATTCTCCAGAGGCCGAGAATGTAGCGGTCGTAATAAACCGTCCCTTCGTATTCTTTTTTCAGATTTTCTTTAAAAGATTCCGGCAGGAACGGATTGTCGTCTATTGTGTATGTCTGGCTGAAAATGTCCGCGTTGCTATCAAGGAATTTTTTCAGCCAGTGGTCAGGATATTGCGGATTGAACGTCCCATCAAAACAGGAGTATTCCTTATCAAGGCGGCTTTTCAGCAGCGCGAATACTTCTTCCGACCAGTCCGCGACCTCGTCGCCGTAGCAATATTTAATCGACGCGCCGCGGATCTTTGAAACCTGAGAAACCTTTTCCGCACCGAGGCAATAGCACTTTTCCCCGAAAATCCACGCTGTGTTGTCGCTGGAGATTGTTCCGACAAGCATATCGCCATACAGGTTCCGCATCGGCTCCAGCACATTTCGCTCAATCGTGGATTTTGTTACGCCGAGAATGACGGCCAGACCATCTTTCCCGATTCGCTCACGAATCCGGATCGGTATGATCCATCGAAAATCTAGGTAAGTCTTCCCGCTTCTGGTGGCACCACCCTTGAAGCCCCATCTGTGCCCGGCGCTTTTCAGCACATATTCACGTTGCTTCGGACTTAACAGCATCTTGGAACTCCTTCAGCATCGAATCAAGCTTCTCCATTGTCGTCCTGTTGCGGTCGGAAGCAGCTGCGTAGCGTTTCATAAGGCTGTCACCGGCTTTCAGCCGATCGGACAGCGATGCGTCCATGCCGAACTGGTCTTTGATCTCCCCGCGCATGACCGCAGTGTAAAATTTCAGAATTTCGTTTGAATCCGCTACCTGCGCAGCCTCTTGTTCGTCCAGCCTGCGCTTTATATATGCAGAAATAGCTGGTTTTGATAGGTTTTCTGCCGCAATCACTCTGCATGATGTTTCTTTGTACCCGGCCTTTTTCGCTGCTTCTGTCGCGTTCCCGGATTTCAGATATTCTTCGCAGAATCGTCTCTGCTTCGGCGTAAGCTTTTCATCCGCCATCGCTGTAAAGTCCGGCCAGCAGCTTCACCACATCCGCAATCTGGTACGTTTCCAGCAGAGTGACGTTCTTCGGCTTTTCATCAGGTCGATATTCGTAAACCATGTATTTCGTCACCATCCTGTCATTTTTCGCGGAATAGGTCTGCATTTGATTGATTTTTATTTTGATTCCGTTGTACAAGAGCGCTGTTTGCAGCTTGTGTGCAAGGGCGCGCAAACTCGCCATAGCCGCTCCTTTCTGCCTCATTCTTTCGTTCTCGTGTTCTCCGTGTGTGAATAAATATATTTATTCACACACGGAGAACACGAGAACAGGAGGAGGAGGTTTCCGCAGAACGCTGCGGTGCCGATGAAGAAGGGCGTAGAGTTGATCTCTACGCCCTTATAGTAAATGTTAAATTTGGCTCTGGGACGCAGACTTTTTCACAAAAGCCCTCTTTTTTGCCCCACAAGGCGAATAAATTGCCTGTGCCATTCCTGCGCGGTGCGTTCGGACACATAAACCGCCATCGCGGCGCCCTGTAAGGTGTGTGTACGCTTCCAAAGAACCAAATCTATGAGCCGGAGTCGCTCCGCGCCGTCAACGAGCCGTTCCGTCTCTGCGATTGCATCCTCAACGGCAGCGCGCTCGGCCCTCGTCATCAGCCCGCCGCCCTTATAGCTGCGGATCATCCATTTTGCATAGGGCCACCAGCCGTATCGCGGCGTGCTCATTTGAAAACACCCGCGTCTTCATCGTCGTACTTTGCGCCCTTAATCTGTTCCATCGTCTACGCCCTCCATCATGGCCTTGATTTCTACGGCATTTGCCTTGATAATGTCCAGCACGATATCGCTCTGGATATGGTGGGCAAACACGGCCTTGTCCTGTGCGTCCGCATGGTAGTAGCCCGTAAGCGTATTTCCCGCTTCCGTTTTTGCCACAATCGCGATTGCAAGCGGCTTGGATTTATAGAGCGCTTGCAACGCCTTTTCCAGCCACGCCGCATATTCCTGCTCTGTGATTCCGCTCATCCGTAATGATTCCTCCCTTCCCGCTTTGCGCGGTTCGCATCGTGCAGCGTCCTTTGATTGCTCCTGCTTGTATCTGTCCGCCTCCCGGCGGAATGCTATGTACCGGGTGCAGTCCGTATGGCAGCCGGTGTGCCTGTCTGCACAGCCCTTGCACGGGGCCTGCACCGGTGTGAGCCCTAGATTTCCCTGCATTCGTCCACCCTCACGCAGACCCGCTTGCCGTTTACCGCAACGACGTAGCCAGTCCGATTTGTCGCGTACTTGTACTTCTCGGCGGGATACACCCGCCCGCAGACAGGCCGCATTTCCGGGTATACCGGGATTGAGCGTGTAATCAGGATCCGCACGCGCTCCGCCCGGCCCATCACAGCTTCCCTATGTGCCGTCCATGCGCACGCCTCGCTGCAAAAATTGTATTTTGCCTTGTACTTCGATGGAGCCCGCATAAACGTTTTCCCGCAGGCATCGCACGTCAGCTGCATCGGCGGGCTCGGAGGCTTTCGCTGCGCCTTGCTCATAGCTTTACCCCCTTGACGTACTTATCAAAATACGTCACGGCGACAGCCATCGCCGCCCACATATCCGCAGAGAAGCCGTAGAAGAAGCCGGGGGCTTTCTTCGTGCCCTTGCCGAAACTCGGCTGACCGGGCGCGTAGCGGTCGACGAGGGCCTGCCGGATGTTTGCATCTTTGGCAGATAGCGAACCGCACAGATCCAGCTTTTCTTCCCGGCGGTAGATCCTCTTCGGCTCATATCCGCCAGACCTCAACGCGATTTCCCAGAATCGCCCGATCCAGACGCAGGTGTCGAACACCTCTTGCCCGACCGTCATGCCCATGCCCGCGATCATCTCAATCGCGACGTCTATGCAGTTCGCATAAAGCTTCCGATCCAGCATATCAGTCACTGCCGGATTCTCGATCTTCCCGGCCTCCAGCACGCGGCGAATTTCTTCGCCGTCGTGCTCAACGATGACATATCCAGATTTGGTATTGCCGGGGTCAATCGCTAGAATCGTTCCCATCTGGCCACCTCCTTTGTTCAAAGTCTTTGCACTCCTCTCCGGAAAAGTACATCCGTTCCAATTCCTTCTCCGAGAACCGTTCGGCCTTGTGCTTCAAGCACCGGTACGGATAAACGTAGTTCTTTCTGTATTCCAGATTTTTGCAAGTCAAGCAGCAATCCTGCATCAGCTTTCCTCCTTTCGCGCTTCCACGAGCAAACCGCAGTCCGCTCATTTGGCAGCTCCATCCATCTTCGCCCCGCAGTTGGGGCAGTATTTGTAATTCAGCAAGCTCACGTCATCGTCCGTCTCAAAGCACCACTCTTCGCTGCAAAGGGAGCACTGGATTGTTGTGAGGCTATTCCAGTCATCATCTGCTCGCAGCCATTCCCCATGCACC